GAGTATTAAGAGATGAGTTACGAGATGCCGAAGGCGGAAGTTGGCGAGATCGTCCTGTTCCAGACCCATGAAGGTTCCCCGCATGTGCCGGCGATTGTCTGCAAGGCGTCGGCCCGCACCCTGACCTTGTACGCCATGTCTGGGGAGTCTGGGGTGACCATCAAGCCCTCGGTCCACCATGTGACCGACGAGGGGGTGAACGAGTTCCCCGAGTGGAAGAAGTACGGGTTTTGGGAGCATCGCCCAAAGGATCCGCGTATTTCCCTGCTTTCCGAGCGGATCTCACTCCTGGAGAAGAAGCTGGAGGCCCTAGATCCGAAGAAGGCCAAGTAAGGGCATTAGTCAGTAGGAGACGCCATGCCCGACGAAAATCCGCTGCGCCCCATCGTTAAGCGGTGGATGGAGTGCTTAAAACAGGCTGAGAAACACAAGAAGGTGTTCGCGGACGACGCCAAGGAGGCCATGGGCTTCTACTCGTCGGACCCGAACGCCATGTGGGCCAACGAGCATGCGCGTGGCGAGCGGGGCTACAACAAGGGCATCGATCCGCCGGCCTTCCGGATGGTGGTGAACCGCGTCTTTGAGGCTGTAACCCTCTTCGGCTCGGTGATCCACCACCGGAACCCGCAGCGGACGGTGACGCCCAAGGAGTACCCGGTCATCGGGCCGGCGCTCCTGGGGGTCCAGCCGCAGCCGCCGATCCCGCAGATGGGCCCCAATGGCCAGCCAATCATCGGGCCGGACGGCCAGCCGGTGATGATGCCAGACCCGATGTTGATGGCCTACCAGCAGGCCGTGGAGCAGCAGGGCTTCCTGTACGAACGGCGGAAGCTGATTGCCAAGTTGCTGGAGGACTACCTCAACTACACGCCCAATGAACTAGACCTCAAGCGGCACACTCGCAAGGTGGTCGATGAGGCGTTCATCAAGGGGGCGGGAGTGTGGTGGCATGAGCTGTACCAGCCGCCCGGCTCGGCGGTGAAGTTGGCCGGGTCATTCTACGACTCCATCGACAACATCGTCTGGGATCCGGACGCCGACGAGTTCGATGACATCCGCTGGGCGGCCCGGAAGCGTGTGCAGCCTATCGATGAAGTGGCAGCCAAGTTCGGCCTGTCCCGCGATGATCTGAAGGGACACATCGAATCCTATTCCACCCGGGCCGAGCAGGGGGAACGGGGCTACGAACACAAGAAGCGTACCGGCAAGACGAACGACCTGATCTGCTACTGGGAGATCTACTCCAAGACAGGCTTCGGGGACCGTCTCAAGGACGCCGACCAGGACTTGCGTGGCAAGTTCGACGCTCTTGGGCCGAACTGCTACATCGTCGTTGCCGAGGGCGTGGACTTCCCGCTCAACGCCCCGCCGGCCATGTTGCAGGAGGAGGTGGACGAGTCGGGCATCCCGCAGTCCATGTTCATGTCCTGCCAGTGGCCGATCCCCTTCTGGGCAGAACCGAATGGCTGGCCGTTCACGCTCCTGGATTGGCACCGTCAGCCCGGCTACTCCTGGCCGGTGAGCCTGATCAAGCCCGGCATCGGGGAGCTTCGCTTCATCAACTGGGCGATGTCCTTCCTGGCGACCCGCATTGCCACCTCGTCCCAGACGCTGATTGGCGTGGCCAAGGCTGCGGACCCGGACATCAAGTCGAAGATCCTGGAGAAGAGCGAAGGCGGGTTCAACATCGTTGAAATCTCCGAGGCCGTAGGCCGGTCGGTGAACGATGTGATCTCGGTCTTTCAGATGCCTGGGGTGACCCAGGACATGTACAACATCATCCAGGCCGTCACGGAGATGTTCGACCGCCGAGTAGGGTTGACCGAGCTGATTTACGGCATGACCCGGTCAGCCTTTAGGAGTGCGGCAGAAGCCGCCGTGAAGAGCGAGCAGATTTCGGTGCGGCCCGACGATTACGCAAACACGTTGGAGGACCGCCTGTCGGAGGTCGCCCGCAAAGAGGCCCTCATGGCCCGGTGGCTGATCTACCCGCAGGATGTCGAACCGCTCCTTGGTCCTTTGGCTGCGCAAGCCTGGGGCATGCACGTTCAGAACGAGGCCCCGGACAACATCGTCCGGGAGTATTCTTACCGCGTGGAAGCAGGCTCGGCCCGCAAGCCGAACATCGCCACCAAGACCGAGAACCTGAACAACTTCATGCAGATCATCGGCCCCGTGGCCCAGGGCATGATGCAGGCTGGCCAGCCGGAAGTCTTCAACGCCATGCTCGCCACCTGGGGCAAGGTCAACCAGATGGACGTTTCCGAGTTCCTGGTCCCGCCACCGCCGCCTCCGCCTCCAATGCCGCCGCCCGGCCCACCTCCAGGCCCAGAAGGCCAGCAAGCACCCCCAGAGGGGCCTCCGGCCCAATAGTCTTATATGATCCCCAAAACAGTTACAGACCGTGGCTCTGAGGCTATCGACGCTTACAAGGCCGCCCTGCCCTACGGTGAACGCTGGGCAGAAATGGTGGCCCTGAAGTGCCCTCCTGGAACCAAGGGCTCAGAACGGGCGTTCCTGGAGGGCCGGCAGAACAATCAGCAGTTCGACAGCCTGCCCAAGCGCCAGGCCAAGTACATGATCCGCGAGGCCAAGCAGGCCGGGATCAATCCATCTGGAAAGTATTACTGTGCGGGGATCGCAGACGGCCGTGGCTGGCGAGATCCGGCCGCCTGGGTCAGCAGCAACGACGATGTACTGAAGGTGGCCAAGGCCCGCCGGATGACCGTCTCGGGGAGCGTGAACTACGACCCCGGCCCGGCCCCGCCGCAGCGCAAACTGTTGGCTGAATCCATCATTCAGGATGAGGTCCGCAAAGAGAAGCGAAAGAACCCGTCCGCCAAGGCGAGCGACCTGCGGGCCAAAGTCATTGAGAAGCATGCGTACCGAGTGAAAGGACGAGGAGTATGAACGAGATTGCCAGGCACTTCAGCCCCGGAACCGTGATCACGGCCAACAGTTCGGCCGCGACCACCTCGGGCAGCTTCCCCTTCGGCCGATACGGCGGTGCGTGCGTGATGATCGCCAACACCAATGGCGCCACGCAGATCAACTGGTTCGGGACGGTCAATCCTTCCGTGACGCCCCGACAGATCTACGCCGATGGCGCGGCTGTGACCACCGCACTGACGGTCGGCATTCACCCCGTCCCGGATGCCTGCTTCGCGGCCCACCATGTGGTCCCAGTCATCACTGGTGCGACCACCTGTGCCATGACCGTCATGGCCAAGGGGTAGACGATGTTCGGCGAGACGCAACGCGAGATCAGCAAGGCGATCACCGAGCAGACGCGACTGCTCTATGCGATGCAGCCGAAAGAGGGACGCTAACGATGCCGATGAATCCGAGACTGCTGCGGCCGAGAGCGAGCGGGTTCGATCCGCGATCCATCTCTGGGCTTTTCCAATGGTTTGACGGCAGTGATCGCGCCACCTTGTTCGATGCCACTACTGGCGGCAGCGCGGTCGCAGACAATGGAACGGTGGCACGGTGGGAGGACAAAAGCGGCAATGCGCGGCATCTAACGCAAGGCACGGCTGGCAACCGGCCGACTCTGCGACCAGCGATCCGCAACGGGCGCAGCGTGCTGGAGTACGACGGGGCGAACAGTAATTTGGTAAGCGCCAGCATTACCAACGACCTATCATCGCTCAGCATTTTTGCGGTGTTTGCACAAGACACGCTTGGACAAAACAACCTCGGCACTATCTGGGGAAATGCTTCACTTCCTGGCAGCGGCAATCGCACCTATCGTATTCAGGCCGGGCCTGCCATGTCTGCTCTGTTTGGCACCAACGACGGGCGTCTTATAAACCTGTCCTCGGCGACCGGCGCGTTTACTCGCGTTCATGCGTTTTGGAACGGCGGCAACAATCGCGCCAGCGATTTTTCGTTTTTGGAAGATGGCACGGCGAGGAGCTCTCTGACATTTGGAACAATCACTGTCACCGCCGCGTCGGCATCCGCTACTGCTGTGGGCAATAAGCCCCTCGGATCCAACGCCTGGGACGGCTACATCGCCGAAGTGCTGGTCTACACGCGATTCCTGTCTGTCAGCGAACGCACCCGTGTGGATAACTGGCTGAAAGCCAAATGGGGCTTCTGATGATCGTTCTGCGGTTCTTTCGCATCCCCAGCGAGGCGGCCTACGAGGCGATCCGACTGGAGTTGGACGCCGCATGGGGCCACGGGCCAGGCACTGGCACCGATACCTGTGTCGATCCGGCATCTGTCGCCCCGCGCGACGGTCAAGGCCGCATCCTGTTAGCCGTCGATGAGCGATTCCTAGCGTATGAAGCCGTCGCCGCGCGGCTGCCGAATCTGTTGGCCGCTGGCGTGGTCGAAGAGGTGAGCGAGGCGGCCTACCGCGAGGCGGCGCGACCGCAGGCGCCAGACCCGCCACTGCAAGGCTAGCGCCCCGCCCAATACGCTGAATCCACGGGCCACGCACACATGAGCTATCTCACATTTTTTGACCTTGTCGAATCCCTGATCGTCTCCTCCTACGGTGGGCCGCAGGATGCCGAGCAGCGTGACATTCGCTCCGCCATCCACAAGGCGTACAACGAGCTAACGACCATCCGTGACTGGGCCTACTACCATGTCCATGGCCGGATCGTCACCAGCCCGGCCTATTCAACCGGGACGGTCGCTATCACTTCTGGCTCCGTGGCTCTCACTGGGGGCTCATTTGCCACGGCCGGCGTGACGGCGGATAACGCCAAATACTGGACCCTCCGCACGGGCGACCGTTCGTATCCGATTGGATCGTATTCCAGTGCCACGGCCGTGACGCTGGAGTCAGCCTTCTCGGGCATCGATGTCGCAGCGGGCTCGCCGTACACGCTGTTCCGCACCGTCTACCCGCTGCCGTCCGACTTCCGGAACATGGACGAGCCGAGCGACGAGTTCAACTGGTGGTCTGGCCTGTATGTGACTCCCGATGAGGCGATGAAGATCGAACGGGTCAGCAACTCGTCCGGCGAGCCGTACCACTGGACGCTGATCAAAGACCCGCACGGTGCCAATTGGGCCATCAAACTGGTGGGCTGGCCGACCGCCAAAGAAACACTGGACTTCACCTATCGTCGCACTGCCAGGCCGATTCGCTATTCAGGGCATGAGGCGGCTTTACGACAGGGGACGGTTTCGCAGATTGGCAGTTCTGCTGCTGGTTCTGGCACGGCTTTCTCTCCGGCCATGGTGGGATCCATTCTCCGGGTTGGCGATGCCATAAACTCTCCAGGCCCGATTGAATCGCTCACCCCATGGACTTCCGAGAGCCGGATTGAGGCTGTCAGTTCTTCCACGGCCATGGTCACCGAGGACGCCGGGGCACTTGCTACATCCGCTAAGTATCTGATCACAGATCCCATCGACGTTGCCCCGCACATGCAGTCGGCCGTGGAGTCCTGTTGCGACTACTGGCTGGCTCGCATCCGTGGCCAGGGTGAAGACAAGGCATTCCAGATGTACCAGCGTGACCTGCGGATGGCGATGGAGCAGGACCAGCTCGCGCCGCTCTCGGGCCGCAGCCGGAACATCTACCATGATGGAGGCTGGCGCGCTCCGCTGCGGCCAGATCAGGGATGATCACCATTGAGAAGTGGTCTGGCCTGATTACGGCTGCTTCCCCGTACGCCCTGCCTGGGGGCGCGTGCGTGGAGCAGAACAACATCCAGTGCCTTCAGCCTGGCCAGATTCAGCCGCGCAAGGGGTACGTTGGCGTCGGCGTAAATGCGCCCGGGCCGGTGACCTCTGCCGTTCGCTACTCAGCTGGCTCCATGGACCGGATCGTCCTGCTGGCCGGGACTTCGCTCTACATCTTCACGCCGTAAATGTCATACACGCAAATCCAAGGCGTTTCTTTTGCTGCCGCCCAGCCGGTGAGCATTCTGCCGGCCGCAAATGGTCGCATCTATGCGGTCAATGGGCTGGCACGCGGGGCGGCGTACTTTGGCGGAACGACAGCCTACAGCATTGGCATTACCGCGGCTGCCTCCATTAGCGTTGCCACCCAGGCGTCTCCTCTTTTTCACTATGTATCGTCGGTCGAAATACAAAACGGCGGGCAGAACTACTTTCGGTGTCCGGCCGTCACCATTGCGGGAGTGACTCGCCCCAAGGCAGAACTTGCCGGAGCGGAGGTTGCGAGGGTGGTGGTCACCACTTCAGCGACCACGCACACGCGGTCGCCGGACGTTCTCTTCTCAGACGGTCAGGCGTCTGGGGCGACTGCAGCGCCTGTCATGCGAGGCCAGGTGGCTGGTGTTCATGTGGGGATTGGCGGCTACTATAGCGCTCCGCCTGCCGTCACCTTCGCCGCTGCATCTGGAGTGACAACGTCCCGCACAGCCGTGGGCCGCGCCATCCTGGATTTCAGTGACGGGCTGCGTTCCGGCACTGTTCCGGTTGGCCGAATGACATCAGTTGTGGTCGCGGACAGTGGCGAATACATGCACAGCGGCAGTGTCATAACACCAGTGACTGCCAGCGTGACCGGCAGCCCGGTATTTGGCGGCAACCCGTTCGTCACGCCAGAGTATTCAGCCACGGTCGATGCCGTGACCGTGGTTAGCGGCGGCACTAGCTATTCATCCGGTCCCAGGGTGTCCTTTATCTCCCACGGCCCGAAGCGTGCTGGCGGTGGAGCGGCAGCTGTCGCTGGCGTCACTGGCGGCCAGGTAGATTCCGTGACGATGACTGCGTTCGGCTCCGGGTACGACGGCCGCGTGACCGCGGCCCTGACGAACGAGCCGGCGAAGGCAGCCGCCATCATCACTCCACGGCTGCTCGGGAAATACCTGTGCGCGATCCGCTATATCGATGCCAGCGGCGTGACCGGGAATCTCTGCGACCTTCGGGAGGTCAATTGCGAGGACGGCGCCAGCTCGCTTGTGTGGACGCTTCCGGGGGCGGTCGCCAAGGAGCCGCGAGTGGCGTCGATGGAACTGTGGCGGACCACCAGCGACCAGGCGATCACGCTGTACCGCGTGGCCACGGTTGCCGCAAGCGCCACCTCCCACACTGATTCACTGACCGACTCCATGCTTCTAGACAGCACGCGGGCGGCTTATGGCGAACTGCCGATCCTCACGCCGGAGGGCTACCCGAACGCCAATCGATTCGGCGTGCCGCCCAGCAACTTCTCCACCATCTGCATGTTTGCCGACCGGGCGTGGTATGCGGTGGACGAGTCTGGGGCAGAGTCCCGCACGCTGTACTTCTCGGAGGTCGGTGAGCCAGAAAGCGTGCCGCCAGAGTATCAGGTGGTTCTACAGACCGCTGGCCGCGAATCAGACCGCATCACGGGACTCATCCCCACAGACGGCGTTCTGTACGTCTGCCAGCAGCGGTCAGTAGTTCGGCTGACTGTGTCCGGGCACCCGCTGGAGTCCGCGGCAGCCACTCCGGTCATTGATCGCGGACTGCTGAATGACCGATGTTGGGACAAGTACGAAGGCGTGGCGTACGTGGCGGACGCCGTGGGCCTGTACGCCTTTGACGGCAGCACATCGAAGCCGATCTCCGATTCGATCAAGGATTTCTGGACGGCTCCTCGCATCGACTTCACTCGGTCGAAATCCTTCTACGTTCGCGTCCATCCGCTGGAACAGGTGGTGCGGTTCCACTATGTCCCAACAGGATCGTCGTCCACATCCCCGACCGCGGCGTTGTGCTACTCGCTCGTTACGCAGGCGTGGTGGACAGAGTCCTACGCCGACGATCTGCGCTGCACGGTCCTGCTGTACAACGGCGCTCGCGCCACCATGTACGCCGGGGGTTTTGAGAGAATGTACGAACTTGGGTCTGGCCTGACCGACAACGGCGGTCCCATTCTGTACTCCCTGAAGACAGGGAACATGTCGCTGAACGACGACCCCAAGCGGGGCGTCAGGCTGACGTACACGCCGACCTCTTCGACGCACAACCTTGGCGTGGAGCTGCACTACAACGGCTCTAGCACGCCTCGCCCGAATGCCATTCAGACGAATCCAGGGGCAGGATTTGTGACCACTACGGGCGGCACGCAGGCCACGCTGAACATGGGGGTTCACCGCTCTGCCCTCGGAAACGCCAGCGGTTTTGCGCAGTTCACGCTTGCCGGCCGGCTGGATGACCGCTCGGCAGGCGCGGACAGGTCGGTGGCCATCCGCATGTCCGGCTCGCAGTCTGGTGGCATCGCTGGACCGGCCATTCACCGCGTGCAAATTGATGGTGTGGGATGAGCGCCGCATTGTTGCAGGCCCTCATCGCAGCCGGCTTTCGCCCGGCAGACGCTGGCCGGGTGACGCTCGCGGTGGAGGGGATGGTCGGGAAGGGGCCGGCGACCACGGCGGCCATCAACAGCCAGTTCTCCCGTCCGCCTGGGGTTGGCTATCAGCCAGTGTCTGGGAAGAAAGACACGTTTGCCCTGTACGCCTCGGCGCCCCAGACGAATCTGAGGGACGCCGCGAGCGGCACCACCTTCGGTCCAGGCGGTGGGGCGTTGGGCGTTAACGGCGTCTCGGTATTCGACGGGGACATTTATTGCAGCTCCACGGCAGCCGTCGAAAACCTCATAGTGCGTGGCGATGCGGATGTGGCTGACGGGCTTGAGGCCCGCAACATGGTCGCCTCCCGGACGCTGGCTGTCGGGACAGCGATGGGCGTTTCCCAGGAGGCCGTAACGGTGACGGTGCCGCTGGTGGCGGCATCGACCCTGTCGGTCGCCGGCTCCAGCACGCTGAACGTCCAGACCACACTCACGGGCCGCATTGATATCCAGGGGCAGGTGTTTTGGCAGGGTGCCCAAAACCCAGCAGTTGTGAACCTGCTGACGGCGGCCGTCCCCAATAACGACAACACCGTCACGCTTTTCCCCAATGCCGTCACCGTCCTGTCCAACCACGGCCAGGGGGCTCCAACCAAGCTGAAATACGAGTTTCTCCCGACAACCAAATCCATCACCTACGTTACAAAAGTTGTTTTTGACCATGAAACGTGCAGTATCACCACCACAACGGAGACGATTGATGTGGTTACGGCCGTGAAAGTCGATGATGTGTGGAAGGCCGGGGACGTAAAAGTCAGTTTTACGGATCCGTGACTCCGGGCTCGCGGACACTATTCAGTAGGAGGCCGACAGAGTGTTCAATTTCCAGGGTACTGGCAGACCGCTGCTTAACACGCCATCCGCTGGCTTTAATAACGCCTTCCAGGGATTCGCCAATTACGGCGGCCCCAAGGATGCGCTCGGCATGGCCTTTTACCCCATGCGGTTCGCCGGCCTCAAGGACTCATTTGGGCGGGCCGCGCAACGGCCCGCTGGAGAAGCGTGGCTTAAAACACAAACGCCCGACAACCAGAGAGCCTGGCGTTTAATGATGGGTTACTAGAAAAGGGAGATAGCGATGGATCTTTCGGGAATGATTGGTTCCATCTACAACACCAATATGCAGCTGCCGCTGCAATATGGGAACATGTACAACAACATGTACAATCCCATGTACGGCTACGGCCAGTCGCAGGCCGGCAACATGGCCCAGCTTGGTGGCCAGGCGATGGGCCTGTACGGCAATCTCGCCGGCCAGCAGGCCAGCATGTACCAGTCTGAGCTGCCGTTCCAGATGCAGCAGCAGCAGTGGAACGCGCTTGCTCCTGTCCTTGGCGGCCTGCTTGGCCAGTTCGGTATGGGCGGCGGGGCGTCGATCAGCCCGATCAACATGTCATTCAATCGGCCGAATGTCATGTCGGGCTACCAGGGCGCCGTTGGTAACGCCTACAGCAACGCCCGCGGCTACGACGGCTGGATGCAAAATAACTTCACGCAGCATTCTGGCATGATGCCGCAGATGCCGCAGCCGCAAGGCGGCGGTGGCGGCCAGACGTTCGGTGGCTATGTTCCGCAGAACCCGCCGCCGGCAGGAGCTTCCGCTTCCAAGCCGAAGGGCGGTTCGGCGAGCTCGGGGCCGATTAAACAGCTCTTCTAGAGAGTTGCGTTATGCAAGGGTATCAATCCAATCCCGCTTACCTCGGAGCCGCCTGGGCTGGACAGGCGAACCAACGACGCAAGCAGGCTCAGTCCTACGGCCAGATGGCGTCCCAGAACGCTGCGCAGCAGAGCCAGTACAACCTGGCGAATGCGCAGTTCCAAGGCCAGCAGGGGGCGAACCAGATGCGTCAGCGGGACAGCATGTTTCGCTTTGGAATTAACGCCCTGACTGGATTGATGAGGTAACGCATGGCCTTCGGGGGTTGGGGCGCGCCACCGTCGATCTCGGCGCGTGACACAAACGCTGTCGCCAACAACCTGATGGCCACTGGGGCCCAGGCTGGGGCGTCTCGTTCGTATGCGGGCGCCGGCCTGTCCAGGGGCCGCGGTCAGGTGGCAATGGACCAGAATCGGGCGGCGCTGGCGCGTGCCAACGCTTCCAACGAAGCACAGGGCGTCCGTGACGAAGACGCCATGTCGAACCAGGCGATGCGAGATCGGTATAGGTTTGGCGCTCTGAACGAGCGCCTGCAATACAACTCGCTTGCCGAGCAGGACAAGATGAATCGATGGGACTCTCGGTTCGGAAATCTCACCACTGCATGGGGTGCCCTTGCCGGGCTCCTGCGGTAGCAAACACTCTCGGGGCTTATGCGATGAAGATGGAATTCGATATCCGTGATCTCAACCGCTCGGCCCTGGAGCGCAT